CTTCTTCTGCGTGTCGTCGAGCCCGCCATTCCGATTCTTGGGCCCGGGCGGCACCCCGCCCACGGGGATCACGGATCCGGCCGGCCGCGCCAGCACGATGAGCGTAAATTGCTCGGGGGATTTCAGGGCCAGGTTGCGGCCCCACTTCTCGAGCTCCTCCGGGCTGGTCTTCCCTTCCTTTAGGGCCAGGCCGATCAGCTCGTTCGTCTTGAGCTCGGCGAGCTCCCGCTTAAGAACGGCCACTTCCTGGCTCAGCGCCACGGCCACATCCCCCGGGGATTTCATCCCGGTGATGATCCGGAGTACTTCATCCTTGCCGGCGTCGGCCTTCGCGCCGATGGCGTCCAGGACCTCTTTGCAGGCGATGACGGTTTTCCCCTCCAGGTCCTTCACCTTGTTGACCAGGAGCTGCACGGCTTCCTGGATCTTCTCCTCCGCGGCGTCGGCCGCCAGCCCCAACAGCTTTTTGAGTTTATCCATTGACTCCTCCTTTTCTTTGATCGGCCAGGCTTCGAGCTTGGCCATGATGGGCTTCAGGTTGTTGATCTTCGGCTCGTTGGTGAGAGCTACATTAAAAACCTTCACCACCCTCCGGTCCTTTGCCGTCACAAAAATGACCGGCGAAAAATACCGGTACTCCCGGTTTTTCAAATAGGCTTTGGCTTTTTCGGTCCACTCGACCACGGCAAAGATCCCCTCTTTGGCCCGGTAGATCAGCCTTTTGATCCACCCAGCCGCCGGGGCCTGGACGCCGTTCATGGTTTGGTGCTCGTAATCGATCACCATATCCTTCCCGCGCCGTTCGAAATCCTCGACGATCGATCTGGCCGATACCTCATCCATGAAGGCCGGGGGCTCTCCCTCGATCTCGAATCTCCCTTCCGGGAGGAGAAGGAATTCGCCGGGCGGCTCCGGCACTTCGGAGGAAGCTGCGAGGACGAGTTTGTTTTCCTTCTTGGCCACCCACTCGCCTTTTTCGTTTTTTTCAAACTTATTTTTAACCGCCGACCAGGCGGTGGCGATCGCCTTCTCCTCGTCCTTGTATTCTTCGAAGGCGGAGTTGAAAGCCGCCATCCATATCTCCTGGCCGTGCGTCGGCAGGACTTTTACCCCCTCCGGCAGGTCTTCAATCCGTCTGTAAGGCATGTTAAATGTCCCTCCCTGGCCGCCTGAGCCTGTTCATGAACCTAGGTGTCAAGCAAATCCGGGTCACAGTAGCCCCCTTCTCGCCACAGGCCCTTTAAATTCGTCGGCCCGTTTTTCAAATGCCGTTTGATTTTTGCCTTTCATGGCCTTTTTGCCCTTACTAAATTGCCAAATTGCTATATTGCTAAATTGCTTTCTCTACGAAGTCCTTAATCGCCTGATTGAAAATCTCCGCGATCCGCGGCTCGACTTTTTTGAAGGCCCGGGCCATGAAGGGGTTGGATTTCTGCCCTTTTGTGGAGCGGACAATGATTTCTTTCCCACCGATAAAGAATCTCAGTGCCTTTTTATTCTTGGGCACGATCTTCCGCCTGAGCGGCCCATAGATCCCCGTGCCTTCATGGACGAAGACAGAATAGGGGGCCGTGGCCGAAACGATCGCCCGCAGGCCCTGGATGTATTTCCGGATCCGGTTGGCCAGGTTCCCCCTCACGACCGGAGCTTCCTCCACGGCTACCGCCTCCACGGCCCCGGCCGCCCGAAGCAGCCCGGCATGGATCCCCGCCTCGATTTGATCCCCCAGCTTCAACAGCCCCGGCGATATTTTTACCTCAGCCTTTAACTCCACTTTTCCTTGCCTCTTTTGCTAAATTGCCATATCGCTAAGTTGCCAAATTGCTATATCGCCATTACTAGGCGACAGACGCAATTCGGGTGAAAAGGCGGCACGCCGTCGAACGTGCCGAACGCTTCCGGATTTCTCGCCGCCGTATCCATCCGCCCCTGCATGGCTGCCGCCGGGATGATCTCCCCGTGCCGCGGCCGGCAGATATCACAGGCCATCTCTCCCCGCGTCACGTGGACCCGCAGGTCGACCCGGGCCTGCACCCCCTGGCGCACGTCGGCGTAGGACCGCATCCGGGTCACCGAGGTATCCAGGATCCTCCTGATCTGCCAATCCTCCAGTCCTGCCAGATGGTCGCCGAATTGGCCCCGGAACGCCGAAATCCCCTCTTCGCTCCCGCGCCCGAAAAGCCCCTCGGCTTTTTCGGTATACTGCTCCCTTAAAAACTTCATCACCGGACCCTGCATGTCCTGGTTCTCGATGAATTTGGAAAGATAGGCGGTGTCGATCCGGCTCATGGCCGCCATCGTAGCCCGGTCGGCCGGCTCGAAAGACATGGCCACGGGCGGCTCCGCCCCTCCCCATGCCGTCCGGTCCGTCACCCGGTAATATTTGAAGACCGGCTCCATCGCCCGTTCGATCATTGGCGCCAGGTCTTCGGCCGACGCGCCGTAATAGGTGCGCAGGACAGCCAAGATCTTCCCGGCGAATTCGTCCTGACCCATCGCCGCGCTGCCCAAAAGCAAGTCATTGATTTCCCGCAGCGCGTCCCCGCGCAAGGCGGAGAAGCTTCCTTTCACTTCCAGAAAATATTTCCCCAGAAGCTCCTGCCTCTGGGACTCCATCGCGGCTTCCTGCTCCGGCGTGAACTTCGCGGCAATCATCTGCATCTCGCGATCGGTTGAGATTGCCGGAAGATGGAGGCCTCGATTTATGAATTGCAAATAACCTCCCGCTTCCATTTTCATCGGAAAAGTCGGCATCGGCGGCGGCAGAACTTTTTCGCCTTTCTGTGGCAGCGGGATCTTGAATCTTTCGGAAACATGCTCGGCCGAAATCTCCTGCCCCATGCTCCAGATATTGCGGTAGACCTCAGAGAGCATATTCAAGTCCTCAGGTGGAACATATTGAATCTTCAGCCAGGGAAGAGGCTTGTCCCAGCCGAAGTTGTAGCCCGCCAGCGGCCGCAAAACCTGGAAACGCATCGTGCGCGCGAGGGCCTCGGCGTCCGCCTTGATGAGATCCGATCGCACCTTATCCTGCGCGCCCTCGTTGCCTAATTTTCCGGGAGTCCCTTCCGTCGTGGCCGTCTGGCCCAGGATGGCCTTGGACATCTCCTTGTTGCAGAAATTTGCCAGGGTCTCGTAGAGGTTGTTGGTTCCCGCGTTTTTCATCGTCTCCACGAACTCGATCTCCGTGTTCTTGGAGATGATGCCGGCGGCGTCGCTGCCCAACGATCGGACGGCCGTGATCAGGGCGTCCTTCTCTTCCCGCCCGGCGCCGGGCTCGTATTTGCCCAGCCGAAGCGGCATCCCGAATACCTCGGCAAAGGCCACCCAGTCTTTCAGGGAATAATTTTTGAAGAGGTACATCCAGGCGCAGACTCGCAGCACGCCGGCCCGGGTGTCGTATCCGGACCGCGCCTTATAGCGGTGGTAAACCAGTTTGAAAGGCGGCATCTCCTCGCCATTGAAGGGCTCGGCCGCCGTGGTGACCTTGGGCGCCTCGAAGCTCTTTGCCTGAGGGTCCGCCGCCCCGCGTTCATAAAACACGGCCCGCTTGGCATGGATCCAGCGGAGACCGGTTATGATTGCTTTGCTTCCGTCGATCTCCCACAGGCTCTCGCTCAAGGAATACCCCTTGCCGAGCGCGTCCAGGAGATCCAGGAGCGCCTCCTCGAAGTCGGGAAGGTTGAAAATCACGTCGCCACAGAATTCCGAAATCTTCTTGTCTTCGGCCGATTCGGAGTAGGGGATGATATCGTAATCGAGCCCCAGGACGGCATTCTTGCGGGTCTGCAGTTCGGAGAATAGATGAGTGTCCTTCTCTTCCATCTCCTCGAAGAGTTCGGATTGGCGGTAGACGTCGCCGCCGTCGGCTTCCTTGAAGATGGCGGCGAGTTTCTGCGGGGTCAGCCCCTGGCTGGGGTAGTTCGACCAGCGGTCGCGCACCGTGGTGACCGCGATCTCCCGCGTCTCGGGCCGCTTCTCGACCCGGACTTCCCGCCCGAATTGATCATAAAGAATGGCCATTTAAAATGCTCCCGCTTCGGCGAATCGCCGCCGACTGACCGCCTGGTACTCCACGGGTCCGCCTTCCATCTCCCTCGTCGCGTACCACGCCAGGGCCCCCGCGATTCCCGAATCTCCGTGGCGCTGCTTCTTATCTTCCCCTTTGCTTTTCGCCTCGGGCAGCCTGGCCACTCCCTTGATAACTTTGAAGGCCCGGTGGTCCTCGATGATGTCCGCATCCTTGGACAGGAGAATATTCTTGTCCTCGAAGGCCGCCTTGTAGGGAGGCATGTTTTCCCGATACCAGGGCTCCGTGAGCATCACCTGGGCGATCCGCGAGGCGCCGTATTTCTGCATGGCTCGCTCGGCCAGGTATTGCCCGTTCCCCCGGGCGTCCAGGGCGCCGCCCCGGAAGCGCGGCAGCCGATCGACGACGAAATAGAGAATCTGCTCCTGCTGCTGGAAGGGAATATTGCGAAGCTCCAAAATAAAGGGCGCGCGGAAAGATGCGCTCTGCAATTCCTGGAGCGGGAGGATCACGGTGAGATCCCCCGTCCGCCCGAAGTCCTCGCCGAAATAGGTGGACCGCTTCGGATCCAACTCCTTCAGAAGCGGGCGCAGCGTCTCCTCGCACCAGTCCTTCACTTCCGCGGTCCGGATGGAATCCGGAAGCTCCGCGAAAGCCGGCTTTTGTTCGTAGCGGATGACCGGGATGTCTTTATCCATGCAGGCTTCGATCAGTGAGCGCGTCAGGTAAACGCCGCTCCCCTGGGAGGGGATGCAGAAAAGCTCTTCGTCGGCGTCGTCGCCATAAAAGTCGATGACGCCTTGCCGCCAGGAGGTTTCGGCCTCGGCGCTCCATTCCCGCTTCAGAACCTCGCAGATCCGGCGGTAAAGTCCTTGCGCAAGCGCCTGGTCGAAATCCACCCGGTGCAGGCTGTATTTCTGTTTGCCGGCGCGGATGTCCTGGACCAGGCTGTTGAACTCATTGGCGTCGCCGTTGTGGGTGGAGATGATCCGGACCTCGCCTCCCCAGATCAGGAGCGCCATCGCCGCCTTGAGCAGCCCGCCCAGGTCCTCGTGGAACGCCGCCTCATCCAAAACCACCCGGCCCTGCTTGCCGCGCAGGTTCGTCGGCCGGCTCGAGAGCGCGGTGATCCGCCATCCGGATTCGAAGGTGATCTGGTAGGAGAGGATCTTCTTCTCCCGCACGACCCCCTCGAATTCTTCCGAATCGTCGATTTCGATTTCTTCCATCTCGGAAGCGGCCAGGTTGTAGGCCCGGGCCCAGTTGGCGCAGTCGTTGATGAACTCGAGGGCCATGTCCTTCGTATAGCCGATATACCAGACGTTGCGCTTCTCGCCGCCGCCCTTCTGGGAGGCGTAGAGCGTGTCGTCGGAGGCCTCGGCCCAGGAGATCCCGACGCGGCGGCTTTTCTCCATGATCTTGACCGGCGCCGGATCCGCCACCCAGTCCCTCTGGTACGGCAGCAGGATCCCCGTTTCGGTCCTGGCTTTTTCAAAATCTGTTTTGATGCTCTGCGCCATTTTATTGTGTCGTGCGGCCCCCGCTTTCCCGGACCCTGGGATCCGGTTCCGCGGGGGCCTTCTCCGCGGGTTGTCTTTTTATGTACTAAATTGCTATATTGCCAAATTGCTAAATTGCTTTTTTATACGATCCCGAGAATTTTTTTCCGGATCTCCTCCGCCTTCTCTTCGGAGAGCCCGGCCGACTTGATCTCCTTGCTCACGTCCTCGGCGGCTGACTTGGCTTTTTCCTTCGCCTCCGCCATCCATTTCTTCTGCGCGATCGACGCCCGGTTCAGCCGGGCGATCATGATCCCCATCTTCGAAAGATCCGCCTTTTGCGGCTCCGGATCCTCCATCTCCACCAGGACCTTGAACGCCTTCTCCTGGCAGAGCCGCGTCAGGGCATCCCCCAGGACGCCGGGGTCGTCGCCCACCGTTTCGGATATCGCACGGGCCTGCTCGGTGGCGATCTTGATCGCCGAAAGGCGGGTCTCGAACTGCTGCCCGTAGCGGTGAATGGAGGAGCGCGAGATCTCGAACCCCTGCTCCTGCAGCCACTCGGCCAGGGCGCCGTAATCCGCGAACCCGCCGGTAACCAGGCGCTTGTCCAGCTCGGACTTTATCCCGTCCGGGAGGGATGTGATCTTCGAGCGCGCCGGCATCTACCAATTCCTCGGCCGCGCGATCCCCGGATGGCAGGGGATCGTATACTCGACCACGTCGATTCCATAACGGTTGATCTTGGCGAACCAGGTTGGCCGATCTTTCTCAACGATCGAAACCAGGTCGCGTTCGGCCAGGTAATCCAGCTCCCGCCGGATCTCCATCACCGTCGCATCCGGAATAATGGGTTCGATGGCGTTGCGGATGATCGTCTCGGCCGTTCCCACCGGCTGCGCCGCATAGAGAGCCCGGAGGATCAGCCACCGCAGCTCTTCTCTTCGAGGTTTCTCCAGGTCCATATCCTCCCCGCCGCTAATTTTTTTTATCTTCGATCAGATCCCGAAGCCGATCCAGCTTCGTGTTGATGACCACTTCATGGCGAATGAAATCTTCCTTCCTCACGTAATGCAGCGGAAGATCCGCCTTGACCTCCAGCACGTCCCGGGTAATCCGCTGCTGCTCTTCGCAGCTCGAGCGGAAAATCGTTTCCAGGTTTTTAAGGTGCAGCATTTCCCGCTCCTGCGCTTCCTGCTTCTCGCTGACGCTCTTGACCTCCGCTTGCAGGCCCATGAACTGATCCCGCACGCTCCGCAGCCCGGCGCTCAGGACCCACTTAGTGGTCCCGATGATCACCAGGCTCCAGGCCGCGATGAGCCCGGCGATGAATCCGTAGAGTTGCCAGCTCGTCGGCTCGTTCATCAGCCCGCCTTGGTCAGCTTGTTAATGGCGTCGTAGATGAGCGCGGCCACCCCCGAGACCCAGGTGGCGTTGATCGTCGTGTCGATAAACTCCGTCCCCGGCGAAGGCCCGATGCTCAGCAGGGCCGATACGCCTCCCAGCAAGATGACGATCAGCGGCGCATATTTGCTCTGGATCCACACCTTCAGCACCTGGGTCAATAGGATCACCACGAGCGGCGCAAAATAACCGAAGAGGGTCGTGAAGTCGATCGCGGCCGGTTCGGCGGCCGGGGTCGCGGTCTGGGCCAGGGCGATGACGCCGCACAGAAGCATCGCCAGCATGGCGACCAAAACCAGAAGCGCTTTTACTTTCCGAACCAATAAAAAAGCCTGTCTCATTTTTCTTTCCTCCTTCGGGAAAATTAAAGACGGCAGCCGGCGGCCGGCGGCCTCTTATTTTGATTTTGCTTCGCTCTGCGGCGCGCTGATCGCGTCCGCCTCCTTGATGATCTCCTCGGACGGCCGGAGCCGGAGCTGTTGCAGATCCTCGAGCTCCTTGGTGATATCCTGGGGCTCACCCGTGCGCTGGACTTTGACGATTTTGAGCATCAGGTCCGCCAGGATCGCCAAAAGTAAAATGATGTTTTGGGGCGTGAGTACCATAGATTTCCCTCCTTTATTTGCCGGCCGCCGGAGGCGGGCCGTTATCGACCTTGACCCCGGCCGCGGCCGCCAGGCCGGTAAGGACCTTCATGATGTTTATGACCCGGAGAACGTTGACCCGGTATAGGCTTTCATTTTCCGTATTCGGAGCCCTGAGCCAGGCCGCATAGGCGTCGATGAGAACGTCCTGGGCGGCTTTCAGCTCGTCGTAGGATTTGCGGATGGAGTCGAACTGCTCCTTCTGGATATGCCCCGTGTTATAGAGCACGCGGGCGTCGAAGAGGATGCTTTCGGCGATCTCCTTTTCCGTTTTCACGGCTTGCATGGCCGCGTCCTTGATTGCGAGTCCGGACGTGGCCATGCTGCATGCGGCAGCCAGAAAAGCGATTGCGATCAAGACGGCCCACAAACGAAAAACTTTTTTCTTCATCCTTGCCCTCCTTTTTGCCTTGCGCCTTAAGCTCTTTTATGAGCTATGAACTAAATTGCCATGAGCCAAATTGCTAAATTGCTAAGTACCCTTGGTACTTTTTCCAAATTTTCTCGACGTAATCCCAAACCTGCTCGAAATCGGGCCTGCGGCCGTTGACCACGCAGCCGGGCACGGCGAGAAAAGGTTTGGTGAAATCCCAGGTCTGCCACCTCCCGGGGCGGGCGGCCAGCGGCTGGAATCCGAACTCCGCCATGCGCGCCAGGCGCAGCGCCTGGTTGACGTATCCCCGGCCGCAGTTATAAGAGGCGAGCATGAATTTGTAACGCTCCTCGATCTTCGGGATCTCCGGAAAATGATCGAATTGGACCCGGTCATAGCGGACCCCGAGCTCGATATTGAGTTCCGGATCGAATAGATCGCCGGTCGCCCGTCTTCGGTCTCCGGTCAGAAGTTCCTCCGCCGTCGCCGGCATGAGCTGCATGAGCCCCTTCGCCCCGCAGGGCGAAAGGGCGTCGGGATTGAAGGAGGATTCGGCCCATACCTGGGCTTTCACGAGGGGCCAGGGGAGATTGTATTTTTCGGAGTATTTTTTGATGAGAGGATCGAATCGATTTTCGTTCATTACCCGCCAGCATAAGGCCGGGCAAGGGTTTCGACTAGTAATGGTGGGGAATTTGGGACGGTTTTATCTGAGGGATTTTTTGAGGGCATCCAGGACAGAAAGGCGGAAGATGCGCACGGTCCCCGTGGTCGGCGAGCAGGCCATTAGAATCCCTTCATCACACCAGCGGTAAACCGTGCTGCGGCCCACGCGCAGGAACCTGGCCACCTCGTCGGGCCGCAGCAGGGTCTTGTTCGGTAGATCCGGCCCGAGAGGAAGGCACAGCTGCTCGAATTCAAGGCTGTTCGCTTCCATCATCTCCCCCGCCGCGCGGCGAAAATATATCCTCCCAGCTCCAATCCTTATTGAGGTCCAGGAGCTTCGCCAGGGTGCGCATTCCCGGGATCTTCTGCCCCCGCAGGTATTCACCCATGAGCCCCGGGCCGATCTCCAAAAACCGCGCCAGCTCTCGCTCGTCGATCCCGTAGTCATCCAAGGCTTTCCGCAAAAAGCGGCTGACCGATCGGGCGAAGTATCTCTCGGCGATCCGTCTTTCGTCCGGCTGCTCCGTCCCCTGCATGGACAGCCGCGCCGCCTGCCGGGCCTCGTAGGAGGCCTTTAGCTCCTTCATCCTCTCTGTATCGACGCCTCCCCTAAGATGTCCCAGAAGCGGCGGCCCGGGAAACTTCTCCTTGAGCATCCGCTCGTAACTGACCGTGTTCTTGTTCTTCGGCAGATTCACCGTCATCTCCTTTTTTTATACCCCCGCCGCCCGCCGGTCGCGGCCACATTGCTAGATTGCTATGAGCTAAATTGCCAAATTGCTATATTGCTAATCAGCTCCATTGCACCGTTCTTTCTCTCATGCTCTTCAACCCCTCGATGACCTTCTGCGCCTCCTTGCCTGTCAGCTCCTCGAGGTGTTCTTTCCCGGTCATCTTCCGGACGAACCCGTAGAGCCTCGCCGGCCACCAGCCGAGGTCCTGCATCAGGTGATAAAGGACTTTTCTCTGTCCTTCCGAGGCCAATAAATCGAATGCCCTTTCCCCTCGCGCCCTCGCGCTCTTGCGCCTCGCGGTCTTTTTAAATCCCAGCCGTCGAAACGCCGCCAGGACTTTCTCCAACCCGAAATCATCCAGCCGCACCGACGAATCCACCCCGCCCTGGGCCCGGATGATCTCCCGGTATTCCTCGTCGCTAAGCCCAAGCTCCGCTTTAGCAATATGCAAAAGGGCTTTTTGCTTATTGGTGATCATTTCTTTCTTTGCGGTCCTCTCAGGTTTTTCTTGGCGATCTTTGCGCCTTTGCGCGAACCATCTTTTGATCACGCCTTCTCCCGGTGGATATCTTCCAGAATCTCCTCCCGCCTGGGGCTGAGATCGCCTTCTTTTTTCATCTGCCGCTCGCAGGACTCGACGAACCGCTCCTCCCAGGGAGTTAACCGGTCGAAGTCGATGCAGCGAACGATCCAATCGAACCTTCCCCTGGTCATGGTCTTGTCCTTCTTCCGCCGTTCCTAAATTGCCAAGTTGCTATATTGCTAAATTGCTATTCCTCTTCCGTCTCGTACGCCGCCAAAAGCGCATTCACGATCCGGTCGATCTCCGAATCCACTTCCTTGATGAAGACCTCGTCCGTATCGTTCTCGACCGTCACGCCGATCCGCTTCAGGTCCGCCGCCGGGATCTGCGCCAGGGCGGATTTCACCACCGTCTCTTTGCTCCGGATTAAGATGTCCGCCTGCTCTCCGAGATGCTTCTTGATCAGCATCACGGCCTTGTCCTCGTCCCCGATGAAGATCTCGCCTTTTTCCTTCCGGTACCCGAACTTGATGTCGTGCATGATCCGGGTCTTCGGCTTGGCGAAATATTCGGGACTGTCCTTGATGGCCTGGCGCAGCGTGTCCCGCTTCTCCGCCGCGTTCGCCGCCCATTTGCGGATCGCCGGAAGGTGCCTCTTCTCCAACTCCTCGCGCAGCCGCTTCAGCTCCCCCACCCGCTCCCGCAGCATCATCCTGGCCGCCGCCAGATCCTGCGCTAATTTATCAAAATCCGCTCCATTGTTCATTTATCCTCCCCCCTCGTGCTATTGGATCATCCCCGGATCCTCCGCACCATCGAAATGACCGTTACCGCCAGCACGAATGCCATGAGCTCGAATACGATTAATCCGACCGCGAGCGCCATCTCATCCTCCTACCAGGCGATACTCACGCCGATGTTGATGTTGTTGACGACGCAGATCCCGGACGAAAATATGGTGACCGTCTGCCAGGCCGCCCGGGGATTGAATTCCAGCCCCAAGATCCGGGCCTTCGTCGGCAGCAGCGCCGCAACGATCGGGTGCAGGATCAGCCCCGCCCCCATGTAAATGTCCACCTGGCCTACAGATGGATGGCGCCCCAGGATCGGGTTGCACTCGTGATACCGGTCCGGGTTCTTGGCGATGTACCTAGTCTGCCCCCAGTCGATGAGATGGACGATCCCCCAGGAGGCCTCCAGCGCGTAATCCTGCACGCTCCATTTATCGGCCGCATCCGCCGGCCGGACTGCCGGCAGAAGCAAAAACAAAAGCAAAAAGATCGCCGCTTTCATCTCTTACATCCCTACCTCTTGGGCAAAAGCTCGGGGTTTTCGAAGTCGATTTTCAATTGGTTCACAATATCCGGCAGGGAGCACCCGCGCAGCCGTGACTCCGACGAGAGCATCGACATGGCGTAGGAGTGGTAATAATCGCAGGTCTTCTTCACTTCCTCGGGCGTGACGGGCGTGTAATATCCCGACGGGCCCGAGGCGATGGGCACGCCGTGTTCGTCTTTGAGGTGCTTGATCGCCATTCGCATCTTCCGGTCGCAGACGCCGTCCAAACATTCCTGGAGCTGGGCCCGGGTAATGGCGTTCGCCGCCCCTCTCCGCGCCCCCAGCAGCTCCACCAGGTCCTTTTCCAGGTCCGTCATTTCCATTTTGTCGATCATGACCCCCTCTCCATTGATACAAACAAGACACGCTGAAACGGCGTCAGCTCGTAAACCTCCGGGGTCTGCCGGAACAGCCGCCCGATCTCAGCCCCCGATCTTCTCCAGAAGCTCCCGGACTTTTCCCGGCAGGTTTTCGACTCTCTCCACCCGATCTCCCACCTGCGCACGGCTTTCCCGCTCGCGCAAATTCTTCTCATCATCGATTGATCTCCTTTTCGCTTCCGCATCGGCGATGCCGATCGCGACCTTTTTCAGGTAGTTGTGGTTGCTCAGCGCGCCCTTGATCTGTCCATTGCAGACCGTCCGGATGGCCGCAGCCAAGCCGTCCCGTGAGATTTCGTATCGTTTCTTTTGGTACTCGAAAGCACCGCCGTGGAAAAATTCCCGGACCTCTCCCAATACGCGGGCGAGCTTCCGCGCGTTCAAGGGCGGTCCAAGCCGGAATAGCTCGGCATATTCCCACGCCAGCCTGGCATGCGGTCCAAAATCCGGCAGCATTCTGATCACGTCGATCATCACCCGGTCTTTCAAATAAGCCTCCAAGTCGAATTTCTCCCCGCAGGAAGGGCAGCTCGCCTTCAATTCTGCGCCTCCTCCGTGCGGACGACCCGCATCGGCGCATACCGGCGATCAATCGGGGCTGCATGGCCTGCGATCTGAGATCTGTGACCTGTGACATCTTTATCGTCCCCCACCAGTCCCGCCTGCGGTTTCTCGACCCACTTACATGCCAGCCGGTCGAAAATCCTATTGTCGTTTCTCATCTTCTCTTCCTCCCTTTCCATCGCTCGTTCCTGCATCGCCGCCGCCGCGCAAAAGACCCATCCCAGGAACAGGCACACCAGCAAAAACGCGATCAAGATCACCCACCACATCATCAACCTCCATTTCTTCGCCCTCCGCGCCTGACGCGAAGAGCGGTGCCGGCCCCGCATTGCAGCGCGGACATTTACAAAACGGCTCGATTCCCCGGCTGATCGCCAGGGCTTTCGTGCAGATCGGCTCCATTTTTTTTGATCTCCTCGTTCATGATTCCCTCGCAGTCTGGGCATATCATGTGGCTGATCTTCGGATCGCCCAGCGGATCTTTCTGCCCCATGTATTTCCCGCACCACGAACACATCCGGATCATTGCGCCTCCTTCTTCTTTGCAATGATTTCCTCAAAGATCACCGGCACGAGCTCCTGAAATTGCGATAACAGAGGGACAGCAATTTCTCTCATCTGCGGATGTGCGGCAAGCTTTGTGCGAAGCCTGAAAAAATGCCGCCACTCCCGTAGATTCATCGTCATCACGATCTCTGTTTTCAGGGAATTGGGAAGAACGGCGCGAGCGTGTTGGGGCGACCATCCAAGAAACAGCAGTTTTTTATAATTCCTTTCTGCCGACGCCATGCTCCAAAACCACCATGAGTCCGATAAGTCCCGGTAGGGGGTCGGATTAATCTCTTTGCCATGCAGGCCTTCCCATTCAATTAGGTATTCCCCAGGCATAATCTTCACCCAGGGCGGAATCACAAACGTGACTCCGCCGCCATAGTTGCAATACTGCGTTGATTCCTGGCTGTAGCTGGCCAGCCGGTGACGTACGATCTCATGCGTCACCCCGCGATCGCAGATCACCCGCACGGTCGCGGATAAATGCTCTATCACGCTCTCGTGCCCCCGAGAGATAACTCCCCGGATGAATTTCTCTGCCGTTCCGGGGGCCATCTTTTCCTCGGATTTGTAACAAGTCCTGCCGGCCAACTCCAAAATCGAGAGATCTTTAGGAAACGCTAAGATTTCAAAAGATGGTCTTATTAGCTTCATTCGGTTCTCCTTTCCTTCTTAGACCTCGAAATACTGATTCATCACGTCCGCCACGTGGTCCTTGGTCACCGTGATCGATCCGTCCCGGAAGGCCAGCTTCATGGCCCTCATGGCCACATTGTTGGCCGCCTGCGGCTGGCAGGCCTTCTTCACCAGCAGCTTCAGCGCGTCCTCGGAAAAGACCTTCCGCACCTTCCCGCCGGCGCGCGTGAAGCGCCAGTCGAGGTAATCCGCCATGCTGCCGTTCATCGATCCCAGGTCGACCAGGAAGCACCGCTCGGCGAACTCCTTCAGGCCGCTGTGAAAAAGCAGATCCCCCTTGAGCCCCCAGGCGCTGCGCCCCTTATCCTCTCCCCCCTGCCCGACGAGCAGGACGGAGATGAGCTTGAAAATAAGACCGGAGTCCCACAGCCTTTTCAGGGCGATGATCGCTTCCGGCTTCAGATCATGCGCCTCGTCGATCACGAGGATCGGGTCCGATCCGGCGCGCACGCTCTCCTCGAGCAGCCGTTTCGCCAGCTTGTCCCGCTCCACGGCGAAGCGCGGCACCCGCGCGCACCCCATCTGCGAGATCACCGCCTGGGTAATGTTCGCGCCGCAAAGCCGCTCCCGGTCGATCGTATCGGGCATGATCAGGCGGATGGACCGATCTTTCATCGCCCGTCCGAGGATGTGCCGCAGAAGCGTGCTTTTCCCGCTCCCCACCTCGCCGACGATCGCCATGATGCCGTGCCGCTTGATCGTCTCGAAGACCTTGCGCTCGACTACCTTTGCCTGCGGGTTCTTGTAGATCTCCCCATAATCGTCGAGATCGAAGAATGGATCCCCGCTCAGGCAGAAGTGCCGGAGCTCCTCGTCCGTCATATACTCCTTGGTAAAATTCACGTCCCTCACCCCCTTGTTTGTTTTTGACCCTGCATCTTTCGGTTGCCCGGCCGTTTCCCCCTCGCGCCTTACGCCTTGCGCCTTGCGGCCCTTCTTCGGCATCCTCATCTTCCTGTCCTTGAGATCCGGCGCGAACTGCCAGATCCCCGCGGCCGAAATTCCGCGCTTCCGCAGGAACGCCTCGACCCGGTCTTTGAAATCCCCGATCGAGGGCGGAAGATACCCGCGCTCGCAGACGGCATTGATCAGGGGCCGCGAACGGCCGATCTCCCTGGCCAGCTCCGCCTGGGTGATCCCTTCGTCGGTCAGCCGGCTCTTCAGCCGGATCGGCCGGCTCCCCATGTTCCAGACTTTCGCCTCGTGCCGCATATTCACCTCCCCGTTCCGTTGCTCCTTACCAATACCCAGTCCGTGGCGTTTTCCTTTTGTGATCCCAAGCGCTGACTATTTTTAACGTTCTGAATAGGAAACCATTGCCATCTTGTTTCGGGATAGAGCTCGCGGATTAATGGATCGTCATAAAAGGTGCAGACGACTTTTGAAGGTATCGTTGTGAGCTGGGCAGCCAGCAATACATGATTGGCGCGCCCAAACTGGTGGGAATAGTAGCTTTCTTTACCCAGGTAGGGAGGATCTATAAACAACACAATGTTCGCGCGCCGGCCGTAAAGAGAAATGCAAGCTTGAAAGTCCAGCCCTTCGATTGCGGTCTGACGAAAGAATGCCGCAAGGGCGGCAATCCTGCGGATCCCATTCCGGTATCGCCGTACCTCTTTTATTTCCCGCCGGTCGGAGCAGCTAAGACAAAAGCCTCCCGTCCTGGCTTTTCCCCCAAACGCGAATTGATGCCTATAGAAAGTCCGAAACGCCCGCTCCGCCGGATCTCCCACGTGAGAGAAGGAGAATCCGTGTGCAACATATTCGCGGGCGTGGTCCTCAAAGATTCTCCTGGATGGCGGATATAAGCGGATCATTCGCAGCAGGCGCGGCCGCAGGGAATCATCGGCGATCGCGCGCATCAGATTGACCAGATCCCCATCGGCATCGTTATAAACGCGCTTTGTAAATCCAGAGTTCAAGAGCACCGCGGCGCTTCCGCCGAAGACATCCACGATGGTGTCGGCTCCTGTGGCCTGCAGGAATACGGAGATCTTCCTGGCAATCCGGTGTTTCCCGCCGATGTAGGGGATAAGGGATATCATGACCTCGCCTCCGCCGCCCGTCCGTCTTCCTCTTCCTTTGCTTCTACTAAATTGCCATGAGCTAAATTGCCAAATTGCTTCTTTGCCAAATTGCTAAATTGCCCGATTGCTAAATTGCTAAGATGCCCCCGCATCGCTTCCGCCGCCGCGCTTATCTCTTCTTCGTTCATCGTCTCCTTCAGGTACCGCTCCAGGATCTGGGCCTGGATCGGCGTCATCCGCGCCAGCCCGAGTTGTTCCCGGATCATCTTTCTCGCCTCGTAGCTCGAGTAAACCGGAATCTGCTGGTCGATCTTGCCCAGAACCGGCACGCCCGCCTTGGCCATGTAATGGAGCCCCTCGACTTTCGATCGCTGCAGCTGCGGCTTGATCGCGGAGACGTCGATCTTCCCGGCCTCCGCGTCCGCGATGAATCTCTGCGTGCCGTCGAAAGCATGTCTCTTGTATCCCGCGCCGATTACTTGGGCGTTCGCCGCGAATCCGAACTTGTTTTTGAAAATCATGTTGGTGGGATAGACTTTCCCCGCCTCGTCCTCCACCAGGAACTTCTCCGGGTTGTAGAAATCCGGCGATATCTTTAATCGCATCCCGCGCCGCACCGGTCCGCGCACTTCGTAGGTGGCCCCGTCGATCCGGATCTGCTTGGATCCGTCCACCACGGCCGCAAACTCCTTCCCGCGAATCAGCTGCCGGCAGATCTCCGCCGACGGCAGGAATCGGAGCTGCTCTTTGGCGATCATCTGCCAGACCGCAAAACGGGGCAGCCCGGTCCGCTTGTGCTTTTTGGTGGCGTTGAAATACATCGCGTAGTCGTAGGCCCTGGCGTTCAGCCGTTCGATATCCGGGGCTTTCTCCAGCGAAAGTTCGCTCTCGAAGGCCCGCTCCCAGGTGCCCTGGCCGTTTTCTACCTGGCCGATGGCCCTGGGGTTCCCGGGCTCGTGGACGATCAGCTCGACTTTCAGATTTTTGACCAGCATTCGGAAGGGCGCCGAAATGTTCGCGGAGCCGGCGTCGCACATGAGGATGAAAGGCACGCCGTTGAAGGGGAAAAGATGAGGGTCCGGTTTGACGGCCCACGCCCGCAGGATAAAATCCACCAGCGTCTTCGTGTCTTCGCCGCGGACGTAATAATAATAAGGAAAGATCATGCCGGAGGTGTGGTCGGTCAGGAGGTAACGCAGGAGGATTTTTTTGATCTCCTTGAAATATTGCGGCTTGTTCTTGTAGAAGGCCAGTTTCATGTCCCGGTCCACCATCTCCCACCGCGTTCCCTTTTCCTTGAAGTCGTACTGGACGCAGACGGAAGAGTCGATCTGGTGGACATGGTTGGGATGGAGGGACGCCAGGTTCACGTGCGGCGCCGGCGAAAGAAGGGAATTTCTGCTGACCCCCATCTCCCGGAAGTACCGGTTGAGCGTGCTGTCGCTCACCTTATCCGGGGCCAGGATCTTGTTGTCCTCGAGAACCTCGCGGATCTTCCAGGTGGGCATGATGATGTTGTTGGTCTTGCGCTTGGATTTATAGGAAAGGGCCGCCGCCGTCCGGATCTCGTCGACGGTCAGTTTCTTCACCCCCTTGTCCGCCCGCACTTTGCCGAATCCCGCGAACCCGAATTGCCGGGCCACGCGGTAGACTGTCCCGGGGGAGAAGCCCAGCATCTCCACATACTCCCGGACGATTCCTTCCCGCGCTTCCTTGCCCGAGAAGGCCAGCCGCCGCGCGATCTCTTCCCCCACCACGGGATCCACTCCGCCGCGGATCATGAGGGGACCTCCTCCTGGGGGATCTTTCCGCCGTAGATTTCGGGATATTTCTTGATGACCCGGACTTCTTCCTGGTTCAGCTCGCCGTCCGATGTGCGCTGGCTCTCCATCCGGTTGAACTGGTTGTCCTTCCGGAGGAAGAGGAGCTTCGAAAGATCGTGCATGTATTCGCAGAGAACCAAAAACTCGGTGAGCATCCGGTCCGAGGTTTTGGACAGGTCCGCCGAGTCCATCCGGTACCAGACGTTATTGAAAGCGTCTTTGACCCCGTTGAGCTTCGCGAGCTCCGCTTCCTCGTCTTCATTGAGCCCGATCTTCTGCCCGAAAAGCTCGTTCTGTAGCTCCGTGATCTTCTCGTCTTTCTTCTTGAGCTTTCCTTCGTATGTCTTCTTCCGATCCCGGTGCCCCCGGACCGTGTCCCTGAGTTCTTTTACGGACATGCGGTCGATTTCGTCCTGGGGTTTGCCCAAAAGTGAGCCGGTCTCTTCAAATAGCTTTAAATCCTCGTCAGGTACGTCAAGGAGGGCATATAATTTGCCGA